TGGGCAAGGACGTGGGAATTCTTGGAAGCGCACTGTCGTTTCTTCTCACGCCTCTTGGCGCTGTCGTTGGTGCTGTTGCGGTGTTGGGGACAGCATTGGCCGTCGATTATGTCGGCAAGCAGTTGAAGGCCAAGAAGGCCGCTGATGACTTTGCCGCTGCAATCAACGGCGTGGACGGAACAATAGATGGGTTCCATAGAGACCTGCTTCTCGGCTCCGAGGCGATTGTCGATTACGCAGAGAAGTGGTCTGCCGCACGCACCGACATGGACAAGTTTTACGAGTCGGCACAGAACCACATACAGGCCATGTCTGACACAAGGGAAGAGGTCGCGTCAAACATTGGCCTGCTAGAGAAGTACAAGGAGATTATCGACAAGGCTGCTGGTGCAGGCGATTCATACACTGGCAGCATGGGCGAGCTTCAGTGGGCGTTGGACGGACTTGCTGAAATCACAGGCGAAGTCTACTCTGCCGAGGACGTTCTGTCTGGCAAGCTTCAGGACGAGGCTGGCAACACCATCAACCTCAAAGAGGCGATTGACCAGCTCATCGAGGCGAAGAAACGTCAGTCCCAGCTTGACGCGATAACCAACATGCGCACCGAGGCAGTGCAGGGCCAGATGGAAGCCAAGAAGGCCCTTGACGAGTCTGCGGAAGCCTACAGGAACTACGCGACGATAGTCAAGAACGCCCACAAGGACATGAGCGACCAAGAGTTCGTGGACTACATCGCAAACTCGGCCAACCATGACGCCGAATGGCTCCGTGGCCTTGAGAGCGATTGGAGAAGCGCAAAGAAGGTATATGACGAGTGGGGCCAGTCGATAAAGGACTTGGACAGGCAGTACGACGGCCTGTATGACGTTAGCGCATACAAGGAGGGCAGAGGCTTCGGTGACCGCGAGGGAATCATGCAGACAACCCTTGACTTGAGGAATCTTGCAAAGGAAGTCGGTATGACCAGCGACTCGTTCGATGCCTTTACCAAGGTCGTTGCTCAGCGCATGCAGGACTGCGGCGTTGAGGTGTCTGACTTTGCAAGCATGGACATGGCTAGGGTACAGCAGGCATTCAAGGACAGCGGCGGTGACGCACAGAAGTTCCTCGAAGAGATTGTCAAGATAAACGCCGAGCAGTTCGATGACAAGTACATTGATGTCCACTTCGATGAGAACGGCAATCTTGTAAACGCCGAGAACCAGCGCGTCCAGTGGAACTATGACACCAAGCAATGGGAGCCAGTCGAACTTGAGGGCAATGCCACACAGCTTGAGGCAACCATACAGCAGGTGGCAAACGCGCTTGACATGACGCCGGAAGAGGTCACCGTAATGCTCTTTGGTGATGCTACTGGCCTTGAGGAAACCGCCTCAACTGTTACCGAGTCTATTCCAAAGGAAGTCGAAACAAAGGTAAACGTTTCGTCAAATGGAGAGAGCGTTGCTGATTTCAAAAACAAGATTGACGCATTGAATCAGTCGGTTAGCCAGACAGAGGACAAGACAGTAACCATCAGCGCAGTTGGTAACGTGCCGACAAGTTTGATGCCAGCAAACAACGTCAACTCGCTTAACAGCGCAAGAGACAACATGGCGAGCAAAGAGATATCTCTGACGGTTACAGGTAATGCGGCAGACGGCTCTGCGGCAGCAAACGTCTGGAACCTTATCGAGGCGGGAAGGAACATGGTCTCGAAGACCATTGACTTGACTACAAACATAATCAAGAACGTAATAGAAAAGCATTCTGCAACTGGTGCGTACATTCCTTACAACAAGATACCAAAGCACGCATCAGGCATCTTCACCCGCCCGACTCTGACCAACATTGGCTGGGTAGGCGAGGACGGCGCGGAACTCTACAGCGGCAACTCGCTCGTCCCGCTGACGAACCGCAAGTACTCCATGCCCTACATCAACGACATCTCGGACGCCGTTGCAAAGAAGCTCGGTGGACTCGGGACCGTGAACAACTTCTACATCAACGATGCGGTGGTCAACGGCGATGCCGAGATAGAGGCCGCATTCCTTGCCCTGTTTGACACGCTCGCTCGAAAGGGGGCGCTGAACGTTGGCTAGCCTACCTGATGGAAACTACTACATCGTCAACGGTGCCGACACCACCCTGTACATGGATGTCTCGAACGGGAGCCGCAACAACGGCGCTAACGTGCAGGTTGCTACCTTCACAGGCACGGACGCGCAGGTGTTCCAGATAACGACCCGCTCTGACGGCTCGCGCCAGATAGCGTCGCGCTTCACCGGGAAGTGCATCGACGTGGCAGGCGGCGTGTGGGAGAACGGCAGGAACGTCCAGATGTGGACGGACAACGACACCAGAGCGCAGAGCTGGGACATAGTTGACACCGAGACCACCACGACCATAGGTGGAACCTCTTACTCGCTCTGGCAGATTGTCCAGCGCGAGGGTGAGGGCTGGCTTGTCGAGCTCATGGGCAACTCCGGCTTCACGAGCGGCACCAACGTATGCATATCGAGGGGCAAGGCCGCTGACCAGAAGTGGGCATTCATACCCATCCCTGCATTCCGCTCGGGAGGAATCTACAAGCTGCTTCTCAGGCTTGACACGCGCTATGCCATGAGCGTAGCGGGCAGCTCTTCCGCAAACGGGGCGTCAATCGTCCTAGACGGTGACCGCGACGCGGCTCACCAGCAGTTCTACCTGCACGAGCGCACAACCGACAAGTGGACGCTGCGCAACATAAACAGCGGCAGGTACGTTCAGGTCAACAACGGCACCGCAGCAAGCCTCACGGATGTCACCCAATGGGCCGACTCCGAGCCGTCTCATGACAGGTGGCAGTGGAATGTCGTGCCTTACGGCACCGTCACCGTTGGAGGCGTCAGCAGGCAGGTCGTGAAGCTCTACAGCTGGGTCACCAACGACGGCCAGACGTACCTCATGGACGCGAACCAGCACTCGAAGCTTGACATGGGCAACATCTGCATCTGTGAGGCCGACTTGGACACGCAGGGACAGTACAGTCAAGAGTGGGTTCTCGTCCCGACCACGGCATCCGACCCGACCATGCCCGTGCCGAACAACTGCGGCTGGTCGCAGGACATAGGTGACTCCGACTACACGAGGAACCGCCCAGCGACGGACTACGGGTACTACCCCACGTGGAACTGCCCGCAGGCATGGTCCTCAAGGGGGCCAAACCACTACGAGTGGCACTACGCCGTCAGGTACCTCGACTTCAACGGCAACTGGGTTGGCAACATCGACCTGCGCAACGTCCCGTGGGAGACCGCCAACGTCACCATCGAGGGTGACCGCGCATGGGTCACCGAGGGCCTTGCGGCAACGTACGACAGCACGGAATGGAAGGGCATGGAGTACGCCATCGAGGTCCGTTGCATAGGCGTTGGTGACATGACCGTTGCGGGGCTTCCGGCATACTTCAACCTGCGTGCCGTGAAGGAGCAGACCGTGACCCTCAGCAACCCCGGCTTCTCGCCGAGCGGCCTGCGGCTTGACTACACCAACGGCTACCTTGGCGGCACAAGCTCCGTGCGAATCCTCAGCGTCATCCGCAACGGACACAGCCACGACATCTACAGGCATGGCAACGGCATAACCTTCGAGAAGGACCGCTACATCCTCGATGACTCCGGCAGCTTCCTCATCGGCACGGACATGCTCACCGAATGGCTGAACGACGGGGACGAGGTTATCGTCCAGTGGCGAAACCACAACGAGGTCTTCTCCGAGTTCACCAGCACGCATTCGGCCACCCTCACGGTCTCATACGATACGGGTCATGGCGCAACCCTCACGCCCATCGTCACAAGCGGCGAGGGACGCACCATCAAGGTCACGCTTGACCCGCACTATGACCAAGAGAACGTATGGGTCAAGACCGTCGATGACGGCCTCATCAAGGCCACGAAGTTCCCGGACGGCAGCTTCTACGCCGAGTACCCGTTCGGCTCAGACATCGAGGTATGGGCCGCTGGGTCGAGCAGCGACGGTGACACGTGGGGCGTGTGGCACCATGTATACGACAAGTCCTTCGTGGCTGGCATGTCACCATGCCACGCTTGGAACTGGGACGGCGGCAGCTTCGTCCTCGAAATCAGGCGCGACGAGCCGCTTGAGTCCAACTACACGGTCGAGAGCGACGCAGAGTCCGTTGCCCTCAACAGCCGTCCGTGGCAGTCGGTGCTGCTTGGCACGACATCCAGCGGAAAGCTGAGCGCAGAGGGCGCATTTGGTACAATGTTTGATGTTGAGGCCACGCGGGCCAAGCTAGAGGAACTGCGGCTTCAGGGCCATGTCCGCTACCGCAGCCCGCACGGCATACGCTGCAACGTCTGCGTGACAAGCTACTCGCTGTCCTGCCAGAGGGGAGTCTGGATAGCGAACGTCGAGATGGTAAGGGAGAGCGTCTAGCATGGCGGTCGATTGGGCTGACACGAGCGCAGAGCACGTCATCCGCGTGGTCATGGTGTCTCAGACCAACCTGAACGACCAGCTTGGGGAGCTTGACGGCGTTGAGCTGTCAGGCTCATCCGTCGAGTGGGGCTACTACACAGACCTGCGCTGCGGCGGGAAGCTCCGCGTGCGCGGCGAGGGCTGGAAGCGCGGCACGTTCCTGCGAATCTACCACGACATGCCAGACTACGGCTTCTCCGAGACGCTTGGCACCTACATCGTGGCGAACGACAACGGCTCAGAGGAAAACGGCACGTGGGTCTACGAGCTGGAACTCAAGAGCACCTTGCAGATGTTCGTTGAGGACAAGCTCAAGAGGCCGTGGGTCATAGCCAAGGGCGCGTCGGTTATCGACTGCCTGAAGCAGGTCATCGGTGGCTCTGGTGCGCACTCCATGCGCAAAACCCTCGCGTCGCTTGAGGGTTCCACCGACACCAAGGTTGAGGTTGACACGTCCCTCTCGGAAGAAAAGCAGGCCAACACCGCCCAGATAATGAAGGCTGGGCAGGGAAGGCTTGAGTGCATGTTCGCCCTCTGCTCGATGAGCAACAACCGCCTTGACGTGAACGAGTGGGGCAACCCCACCATAGCCAAGCGCAGAAACCTCGCAAGCACGGAGGCCAAGTACCGAATCGACCTAGCCGACGCGAGGGGAGTGGTCGTTGACGGCTCGCTCAAGCGCACGACCGACTGGCTTTCCATCCCGGACACGGTTGTTGTCGAGCACACCTACACAAAGGAAGGCGAAGGGGGGAACAGCAGCAGCGAGCAGGTCGAGCTGTACGGCGAGGCCCACGTCGCGGCATCAGACTCCCATGCCGTGGCGAACAGGGGCTACAGCATAGTCCACTTCGAGAGCCTACAGAACCTAAACCCAAAGACCTCGCAACGCGCCAACGAGGAAGCACAGCGAAGCCTCAAGCTTCAGACCACCGAGCTGGTCGAGTGGGAGCTTGAGACAACATACCTGCCGCTCCGCGCGGGTGACGTTGTTGAGCTTGTGGTCCACAGCGGCCCCACCGAGTACCGTGGCGTCCGCAAGTGCTTCGTCAAGGACGCCGAGGTCGAGCTACAGCACATGACCATGAAGCTGACCCTCAAGGAGACGGCCAGCGGTGACAAGGGTGATGACTGATGAGCAAGATTAACGACATCGCACGCAGCCTGTTCGGTCGCACCCGGCTCGAAGAGACCGCCACCATAGCGGACGCCACGACGTACACCGTCATCGGCCTTGCCACGTCCGACAGCGCGAACGGCATGGTGAAGGTGCACCTCACCGATGACGTTACCAGTGCCGAATGGGACGATGAGACAGGCACGGAGGTCGAGATTCCGACCAACGTTGTCGTGTTCGAGGGCCAGCGTGTCTACGTCAGCATATGGGGCGGCACCGTCTCGCAGATGGTCGTTACTGGCGTCGTGGGCCAAGGTGACGCCGAGCACCAGCGCCTTGTCGCTGCCGAGGAAGCGGGAGAGGTCGCGCTTGCGACGAACCAGCACTTCTGGACCGACACCAACGGCGCTCACGTGACAGACGATGACCTCACCTCTTGGGACACCGAGTACAAGAAGTCAGGTCACGGCTCACTCGCCAACCCCACCGACCAGAAGCCGTGGCACAACATACTGCTGAACTCCCTTGGAATCCTCCTGCGTCGCGGACTCATCAACCTCGTGTCCATCACCAAGAGCGCGGTCGCTTTCTACGACGGCACGGGCAACGGCTCTGAGAACATCACCGCCAGCTTCGGCAGCACCGGGGCGCAGATTGGCAAGTCCACGTCGCAGCATGCCGTGCTTGGCTCTTCCGGCCTGTCGGTGTACAACTCTGACGGCTCGCTCGCCGCTGTCAACGGAACGCTGGATGGCGCTAACCTCGTCAACGCCAGCGTGACCGGGGCGAAGATTGACGCATCTACCTTCACTGACGGCCAGATTAGCGGCTCGAAGATTACGGACTCTTCCATCACGGCAAGCCAGATTGCGAACTCCACGATAACCGCCACGCAGATAGCCGATTCCACCATCACCAGCACCAAGATTCAGAACGGCACGATAACGGGGACGGACATAGCGTCCGCGACCATCACTGGCTCCAACATAGCCTCAAGCTCCGTTACTGGCTCGAACATCGACGCATCGACGTTCACCAACGGCCAGATAAGCGGCTCTGCAATCGACTCGTCAACGCTGACGAACATCCCGTACGCGAGCATCGCCAACGCCGACCTAGAGGTTGCACGGGTTGCGGACGCCGAGATTGCCGCAGCCACCATACACATTGCCCAGATTGATGACCTTGCTGCCAACTACGCACACGTCACCAATGGCGTGATTGACACAGCCACCATTGGACATGCCAGCGTGAATGGTCTTTCTGCCAATTACGCACATCTCAGCAATGGCGTAATAGACAACGCAACCATTGGTTATGCCGATGTCAACGGACTCTCTGCCAATTACGCCCACATTACCGATGGCGTCATTGACACGGCCAAAATCGGCTACGCCGACATAAACGGACTCTCAGCAAACTACGCCCAGATAAACCTCGCCAATGTCAACAACTCTTGGATTACCAACGGCACCATCAAGAATGCCGCAATCTCAGACGCGCAAATCATCGGTGTATCGGCAAACAAGCTTACGGCAGGCACGATTGACGCAAGTCAAATCAACGTGTCGAACCTTCGTGCCGACAGCCTGATAGTCAACAAGATAAACGGCCAGCCAATCCTTGGTGGTTACGTGGCGGTTGACTCGACCGCCTCTGGCTATGCGTCCAAGAACCCGAAGACACAGGGCTGGTACGAGATTCAAAATGGAAGCATGGTTGCCACGAACGACACCACCGTTAACGCTTCCAAGGCTTATTACACCACCTCAACATCAGTTGCGCTCTATGACCAGACGTACATTGACGGCCTTGAGACAACCTTGAACAATCGTATTGATGGTGCTATTGAAACTTTCACTGGTACGGTAGTCCCGACTTTGACAAATTACCCGTATACAGACTGGTATGACACCACCACAAGCCCTGTGACGGATAATCGCGCGGAGCATGTCGGTGATATCTACTACGTCGTGAACGAGCAGTCACAGCAGGATGGCTACTGCTACCGCTTTACATATGACAATACGACCTCAAGCTACTCATGGGTTCTCATCAAGGATTCTGACGTTACCGCAGCCCTGTCAGACATCACAGACCTTCAGACATTCCAGAGCGACACGACCTCTTGGATGAACGAGACTGACGAGGGTCTTACGACCATCCGACAGAACCACACTTCGCTCTCAGGAGTTGTGGACAAGGCCGTGAAGGCTTCGACGCAGCTTTGGTTTACCAAGGCAAACGAGACGGCTCCCTCCGCACCAAATGCTCAGGTAACATCAACGGCCACTACTGGCAACGCATGGACAACCGTCGTGCCTGTCTACAATGTCGCATATCCCTACTACTTCTACTGCTGGCAGTACAAGCTCGTGGATGACACCTACACATGGTCCGCAGTCATCAACGACAAGGCCACGGCAGAGGCTCAGGAACGCGCTAGGACTGGTGTTGCCAATGCCGCCACAGCTCAAGGCACTGCCAATGCCAACATCAAGTCATCTGTGCAGCTCTGGATGACTAAGGCCAATGATACCGCACCCAACAAGCCAAGCTCTGTCGTAAGCAGTACGGCCACTTCTGCCAATACGTGGACTACAGTAGTTCCTGTTTACAGCAGCACTTATCCGTATTACTTCTACTGCTACCAGCAGCAAAAAGGTGATGGCACTTACCAGTGGACCGATGTTGTCTACGACCAAGCCACCAGCGAGGCCATGAAGAAGGCTCAGGAGGCTTTGCCTGCATCGACATTTACGACCTTCCAGAGCACCACGTTCAAGGAGGTCACGGACACCGTAGGCGAGCAGGCCACTTCCATCACCAACATGTCAACCGTGCTAACCAACAATGGCCTGACATCATCCACAAACATCTCCAACACCGTCAATACGGTTTCCCAGACCGCAAGCTCAAACAGCTCAAAGATATCGAACATCACGACTGCGCTTGGGACGAATGCCGATGGGACCACAAAAGCTGGCGATATCATCCATAGGACAAGCTCGATAGAGCAGGATGTGTCTGGAATACGCACGACAATAACCTCCGTCGAGTCTACGCAGACAAACATGCAGACCGCACTTGATGCGACAATCAAGGAGAGGGTCACGCTTTGGTGCACTGCGGAAGATGACGGTAGCACGCCGCTGCCACCAAACTTGGCAGTTGGCAACAGCCTTGTGTCGCTAGTTGACGAAAGCGGAAACCACCTTGTTGCGGATGACGGAAGCAGGATTGTTGGCCCAGTCCTCTCTTCCGGCGAATGGTCAGTCACGATACCCGACTACGACAGCTCAAAGCCACGTTACTTCTACTGCCACCAAGACCTGTTGACAAGCGGCTCATACAAGTGGGGTGAGGTGGTCTACGACCCAGCGACCAGCGATGCTCAGGCGAACGGCATTGCCGCAACTTCAGGCGTGTACCGCCTTACCATGAAGACCAACGAGATTTCGGACACCGTTGACGGCCACACGTCCAAGCTCACAAGTGTCACAGAGACTCAGGAACAGATACGCTCGAGCGCAGTCTCGAAAACCGTTCAGCTCTGGTTCACAAAGGCTGACACGACTGCACCATCCAGTCCAACCTCGCATGTGACCACGAACAGCGCATCGACCGTCAATGCATGGAACCTTGCCGTTCCGACGTATAGCGAAAGCTATCCCAACTACTTCTACTGCTACGAGTATGAGTATGTTGACGGAACCTACGGGTGGTCATCGGTCACGCGAGACATAGCCACAGGCGAGAGTCAGCAGCAGGCACGCCAAGGTGTCTCTGATGCCGCGACCGCAAAGGGCGTCGCGGATAAGAACGTCAGGGCATCTCAGCAGCTTTGGTACACAAAGTCAAACTCGACAGCACCGAGCAAGCCGGGTGGAAGCAGCCCGATAACGTCAACGTCAACGTCTGCGAACACGTGGACAACAGTTGTCCCAACCTATGACCCAGACAACAGCAACTACTTCTACTGCATGCAGTATGTGGCAGCAGACAACACCGTTTCATGGTCTGACGTGATATACGACCGCGCCACCACAGAGGCGCAAGACGTTGCACGAAGCGTTCGCTCGGATTACAACACGTTCGTCAACACGACCTATGCGAACTACGTCGAGACAACGGAATTGTTCAAGACGCAGGTTGGACAGACCTATGCCACAAACGAGGCTCTGTCTGGCGTGTCTGGTCGCGTGACAAACAACGAGTCGAGCATCACACAGCTTTCGACATCCATAGAAAGCGTTGTTGCAAACAGCTCAACGTACATTGCGCCTGACGGAACGACAAAGACGAATGCGCTGTATACGGCAATCAGCCAGAACGCAGGTGCCATCACGCTGAAGGCTGACGCAAGCAGCACGTACAACAAGGCCGAGGTTGACAACCTCGTTGGTGACGCGATAGATGACGCCAGTGACCTCGTGTATGACCACGAATGGACCCTATCAGACGGAACCTACGTGTTCACGGCGTCTCTTAGAAAGGCTGGCGTGAGCGTTGCGTCCGACTACGCGCCGGAATGCTTCGTCTGGTATCTGAGGGGCGAGGACGGTGACGAGCTGTGGTCTAGAGGACTCACCGCGAGCATACCAGAGAGTGCGGCAGGGCTTAGGTCCAACGTGCTTGGCGGCTTCTACGTCGCAGAGTTCAAGATACTTGTTGACGAGGGCGGAAACGCTCTTGTTGACGAAAACGGAAACAGACTTCTGGCACTGATGCCAGAGTAAGGAAGTGATTGTATGTCAGATATCCAACCGTCAGGCATCCGACCGTCAAGCCTTACAGAGAAGGTTGCCACGACCACCGACACATACATACCAGTTGACAACGCAACGGAAGGACTCAAGAAGTACAACCTTGTCAGGGACGTTGCCGTTGCAAACGGAACGTATGACGGACAGAACCTCATGACGGTACTTGGTGCGTCAAGCTTCTCCGACCTTTGCTCGAAGCTTCATGCCCGTGCTCAGGCAAAGAATGGCGCTGGCATGCGCATCGGTGACTGGATGGACATCACGCCCACATCCAACGTCACCAACAAAGGCAATGCAATGAGGGCAAGGCTTGCAGGTATCGGCCATAACCACAACTTTGGCGATACGTCATGTCCGTGGGCGTTCTGGTTCGTCATCGACACGCCAATCGACATGACCAACAGCGCCTACGCAATCAACACGAGCTACATATACTGGAACACGACCGCCACCAACAACGGAACCGCAGAGCAGCCCGCGCCATATCTTGCCAGCAACTTGCACGCTTGGGAAATTGGCGAATTCCTGAACTCGCTACCCACAGCGCTCACTGACGTTCTCGTTAGCCATCGCATCTTGTTCGAGACGCGCTATAGCGCCAACGGAGCGCTTAACGACTCCACTGGATGGGCGTGGGGCGATGCCGGAAAGGTGTTCTCGCTTTCAGAGACGGAGGTCTACGGACAGTGCGTATGGGGAACCAAGGGATATTCGGTTGGATGCGACGCACAACTTCCTCTCTTCCGCAATAGCCGCGAGAGACTTCGTGGAGGTCGCGACTACTGGTGGCTCCGCTCGGTTCACTCGGGTTCTTCGTCGCACGTGTGCTACGTCACCAGCGGCGGCGACGCGTACTTCCACTCGGCCACGCACGCGTGGAGGCGCCCTCGCCCCGGCTTCCTAGTCGGCTGATAGGCCGTATACACAACACTCAACTGGGGACGGCCTTGTGCCGTCCCCTCTGCAAAGGAAAAAGCATTGACCGTATACAAAAGAAACAGACATGTAAGTGGCTTCAAGTTCTTTCATCTTGCGCTGGATATCCGTGTCGAGGTAAACAAGATAATGTTGCAGGAAAGCGCGGTCCCGAAACGCTATCGGCTTACAAACGGACTTCCTACGATAGAGGCAGCACGCTCCATCGTGTACAACATCAATCGGGCAGACTGTTTCTACCCGAACCGCGAGGAAAATGTAATCGAGCGCAAGAAGTACCTCACGCTTGCCATAGCTGATTGTGAGCAGTTGTGCCTTGACCTCCAATGCATGCTCAAGATGAACCTGCCAGTAAAGCCATCGTGCCTTGAAAACCTCATAGGCATGCTTGACGAGGAAATAGAGCTGCTGAAAGGAGCGAGAAAGCGAGTGAGACTTGTTGGGAAGGCCAGCAAAGTAGGCGAAGATGATTTACAATGTGATTAAAGGCCACGCCTTGTCGGTCGCAACAACTGGTGGCTCCGCTCGGTTCACTCGGGTTCTTCGTCGCACGTGTGCTACGTCAACAACAACGGCAACGCGAACTTCAACTCGGCCACGAACACGTGGAAACGCCCTCGCCCCGGATTCCTCACTCGCCAGACCTAGTAAGGCATTTGCCCGAACGCAGAGCACAAAGAGGAAGGAAGGTGTGACCTCCGGGCGCAAGCCCGCAAACCTGTGTCCCGCAGGCGGTGACGGACGCTGCTTGCATGGTGTCGGAGCTGTGCGCCTGCCGACATTTCATGTCACCGACCCAAGCGGCTATGGACGCTCGGCGCAATGGTGCGTGAGCCGTGCGGGACACCTCTCATGACCTCAGAAGAGAGACGTGCCGCACGAAGGGCGAGACGCGAGGAAAATAGAGCTAAGAAGAGGTCAGAGAGGCAGTCTGCAATCAACCTTGAGGCTGTTGCCTCTATGGACGCTCTCTATAAGGCTTCATGGCAGTGCTTCGAGGGAGTCTCTTGGAAGCCAAGCGCTCAGAGATACATGAAAGACGTGCTGCGCAACAACTACAGGACACGTCAAAAGCTACTTGCTGGCGAAGACATACGGATGGGAACTAGGGAGTTTGGCATATGGGAGCGCGGCAAGTATCGAAGGATTACGAGCGTCCAATACCCTGAGAGGGTTGTCCAGAAGTCATTCGCACAGAACGCCCTCGTGCCAGCGATTGTTCCATCATTCGTTCGCAACAACACAGCGAATGTCAAGGGAAGAGGGACAAGCGACGCGCTTGCGAGGCTCAAGCGTGACCTTGTAAACCACTATCGCCTATATGGCAGCAATGGCTACATACTGTTGTTTGACCTCAAGGACTTCTTTGGAAGCATAGACCATGACGTTGCGTGCGCCATGCAAGCACATTTCGTTGATGATGTTAGGTTGCAGGCCCTTGGCGCATCGTTCATCGGAGAGCCGGGTGGCAAAGGGCTTGCGCTTGGCTCAGAGCCGAACCAGAACACGGCAGTCGCAACACCAAGCCCGATAGACCATTTCATCATTGAATGCTGTCAGCCGGAGTCCTTCGGAAGGTACATGGATGATGGCTACCTTATCCACAACGAAAAGCTTGCCTTAGATATATGTCTTGCAATCATTTGCGACCGATTTGCGGAAATGGGTCTCACGGTCAACATGCGCAAAACTCACATAGCGAAGCTCTCACGTGGATTCACTTGGCTTAAGAAGAGGATACGCTACGGGCCAAACGGCAGGGTGTCTATGAGGCCGTCACGCGACTCCGTGACAAGGGAAAGACGTAAGCTCAAGGCTCACGCAGGTATGGTATCGAGAGGCGAGCTTTCATATGAGGAAGCGTTCCAAAGCTATCAATCGTGGCTTGGATTGATGAAGGGCCTTGACTCACACAACATCACACGCGGCACAGATGCGATGTTTGATAGCCTTTTCTCAGGACTTAGGGAGAACATATGATTAACCTTCTCCGCAGCAAGGAAACGTCAATATTCAAAAAGGGTGACGGAGTTGCCGCACAGCTTCGTATCACCAACAGGGGCATCAGCACAAAGGTCGAGCAGAATGGCGTTGTGTCTGCCATTAATCAGTCCCCCGAAAGCATTACCATCGACGCCGCAAAGGTCAACATCGAAGGTGCCGCACTGTTCACAAGCGGACGCCTGAGCGAGAGCAGCCTGAATAGCGCCTACGATGCGAGTGGTACGGCGTCTTCTGCACTGGCATCAGCCAAGTCATATGCTGACACCAAGGTTGGCGCTGCCGCATACCGTACCCAGAGAATCTACTATCGTGCAACTTCGGCCACCTCTTTGACCGGACCTACCACATGGCTTTCGACATCCGGCACTGGCTACGGAAACTGGTCAACAAAGGTGCCGCCACTCACGAACAATGACACCAAGCACCCATTCCTATACACCTGCGTCCAGAGCCAGACGGTAGCTCAGTCCACTGGAACCACCTGCACATGCACGTCCGTGCTCCTTGATGACACTGCCACAGTCATTGATGGCGGGAGCATAATCACGGGAAGCGTTGCGGCCAATGCCATCAACGCAACCAGCGGTACGTTCGACACTGCCAACATACCGAACCTCAGTGCAGCCAAGATTACTTCCGGTGACATATCGGCAGACAGAATCAAGGCAAACGTCATAACTGCAATCAACTCGCTTACTGCCGGAACCATCGACGCGGCAAGAATCAACGCCTCTGCGCTGAGCATCGGCTACTCGCAGATTAGCGACACACCAGCCATTCCAAGCAAGACGAGCGACCTGACCAACGACAGCTCCTTCGCCACGACAACTGAGGCAAGCAGCTACGCATCCACGGCAGAGTCCAATGCCAAGGGATACACCGATTCAGAGCTTACTGGATACAGCACCACGACGGCTATGAACACCGCCATATCCACGGCAGTTGACAGCATCGACATCGGTGGCAGGAACCTTCTACGCAATACGGCGAGTCCTTCTACAAATGACGTTGTTCTATCACGTGCGACCCTGAACAGGGATGGCACAGTAAGGCTCACGCCCGCCACCTTAGCAGGAACCACCTTAGCAGGAAGCTGTAAGTGGAGAGTTGATTATCTCGACTATGCCGACTACCAGAACGAGACATATACCATAAGCTGTGACGCACGGCTTGCCGATGTAGCTAGCAGCTATACCGACGTGCTCTTCTGCATGTATGCCGTGGTGAACACAGCCACGAGACTCGACAACGTTGTGTCATCATCCTATGACGCTTACAAGGAATACACCTTCGATACCGTCACGACTGACTGGCAGAGGTTCAGCGTCACCATAAGCGTGCCTACGGACCTCACGAGCGGAACGTCTGCGGCGCTCGTCAGCGGAAGCCAGCTCACGGTACAGTTCACGGCTGGCAAAAGCACAAAGCCACTTGATATTCGTAACGTCAAGCTAGAGCGTGGCAACAAGCCTACAGACTGGACCGCTGCGCCAGAGGATACGGTTAATTACCTTACGACGGTTAACAACACTGGAATCATGGTACACCCGTCGAATGACTCAACGTCAGGCGTGAAGGTCACTGACGTGGTTGATATTATGCGAAGCGGAGTTAGTGTTGCTGAGTATGGTGACACGGCTAGAATTGGAAAAACCGGACAATCATATGTTTCGGTCCAAAGCGATGGTATGTCGGTGTACAACAATTCTGGTAGCGCAGAGATAGTAACGCTCAAGCATAAGACGCTTACCAATGCTGGTTTTGGCGAACTTGCCTTTCTAAGCAATGGTAACGCTTATAGCGGTGGCGTTATAAAAGCGACCAACGGAAACAAGTTTGACAACATTTCATTCAATGTTGGCTCATCAGACGTTAGCACCACTATAACGTCTAGTGACCCAGACAACGGCACAAGTGCATCTATTGTGGTTGATGGAACCAATTCAAAAATCAGGATGAACTCCCCGTTATGTTTCCTTGCTGATACTGCCAATGGCGGTAGCAACATCATCGGCATCTATGCTGGTAGCACTATTGCGACGCTTTCAAACGGCAACTGGGCATCCCTTGCCAGCAAGTCAACCCTTGAGAGCAAGCTAGGCTCTGGCGTCACGAATCAGAACACCATCATCATTGCCCAGAACGGTGACTGCGATGCTGTAGGCAACTACGCATTCAGCGGCGCAATCACATCTGACGGGGCAGCAAGAGGCTATGTGTACCCTGCAATAAGCGGAAGCGTCCGTTGGAACTGGATAGCGATAAGGTTCTCGAACTAAGGAGAGAAGATGGCCCTACAGAAAGACATTACGGCAGACAACGGCATCGTCACGAACTACCATCGTATCGAATCCCTCTACAGCCGCACGAACGACAGCACCACCATCGGCGTCAACCACTACATTAACGAGACATGGCGTCAGCGCGAGAAGGAGCGTCAGCACGACACGGTTGGCGGGCAAATTTACATCTCGACTGACTACCTGTCCATTCCCTTCGACCCAACCATGTCAATCATCACGGCCTATGACTACCTGAAGACGCTGCCCGAGTATGCCGATTCGACCGACGTGCTTGATGGTGCACAGACTGGCACGCTTATTGACGTTACCTCTCGTTGGGTCGCTGGCCGTTGGTACACTGTTGGCGAGCAAGTCATATACGATGGCTCGCTGTATGTCGTGGTGCAAGCTCATACCTCGCAGGAGGGATGGGAGCCTTCCAAGACGCCAGCGCTCTTCTCGCTGGTGTGCGAGGGAAAGGCACCTGACCCGAGTGTTATTCTTCCTTGGATTCAGCCGACTGGTGCTCACAATGCATACAACATCGGTGACAAGGTGACGCATGTCGGAAGGACATGGGAATCCACCGTCAACGCCAATGTCTGGGAACCGGGTTCTATGGGTGCAGATGAACTTTGGAATGACATCACGCCTGAGCCGGAACCAGAGCCAACTCCTGAGCCGACTGTCCCCGAGTGGGTGCAACCGACTGGGGCTGGCGATGCTTATATGCTAGATGACCATGTGATGCATAATGGCGTCGAATGGGTTTCCATCGTTGACAACAACACTTGGGAACCCGGAGTCTATGGCTGGTCTGAGGTAGTGGTTGAGAGCGCTGGCGAATCTGAGCCAACCGAACCCGAGTCGAACGAGCCGGAACCGACTGAGCCAGAGCAGACAGAGCCGGAGTCTGGAACGACCGAGCCTAGCGATGAGCCTTCTGGCGAGCAGGAGGGAGCTTCCGAGCCTGAGATTCCCGAGTGGGTGCAGCCGACTGGGGCTGGCGATGCCTACAACATCGGTGACCGCGTGACGTTCAACGGAACAACCTACGAGTCAACAATCAATGGCAACACATGGTCACCAACAGTATATCCCCAAGGATGGCAGGAAATTTAATTTCTGATTGACAGACAACATCAAAAGTTATATAGTCTGTCTCATGGGAAAGTTGTCACTAGAGGGGCTGCGAGAGCGGCCCCTCTTCTCTTAGGGAGAGCCTATGCCTTACCCATACAACGGCTACCAGACCACACAATACCCGTACCAAAGCGGATTCAACCAGCAGTACAACATGTACCAGAACCCGCAGATGCAGCAGCCAATCCACGGCTTCATTCACGTCAACGGCATAGAGGGCGCTCGGGCCTATGCGAGCAGGATGCCAGCGAACTCGGAGATACCACTGTTCGACTCGAACAACGACGGCACGATGTTCGTTGTCACGACGGACGGAGCCGGGTACCCGACGATAAAGATTGCCGACTGCATTGAGCGCACCGAGCAGGCGAAGCCAGCTCAGGACTACGTTACGCGCGACGAGGTTCAGCGCATGTACAACGACCTCGCAAGCCAGCTAGAGCAGATGAAGGGAGCAATAAGTGTCCCTGTTTCCACAGCCACAGCAGCCTCAGAACAGCCTGTTCAACAGAATGCAGGCAATCTCTCAAATGCTGAGCGGCAATCCCCAAGACATGGCAGCTCAGCTTCTTAGCACCAACCCACAGTTTGCCGAGTTCATGCGCAACAACCAAGGCAAGACGCCCGAGCAGGTTGCGCAGGAGAACGGCATCGACTTCAACGTGGTTAAACGCTTCCTCAGATAGCAACCACTCACTCAGGTAATGCGCGTACAAAGCGAGACGGCACTGGTGTAGCAGACCAATGCCGTCTTTTCTTGTGCGCCTTACATACATAAGTTGGCCGACTTATTTCCGTACAAGCACACAACTAAGGAGTATAGCTGAAAATGGATTCCTCGAACGGTGGAATGTCCCCTGCGGACATCAAGGCACTTGTAAGTGGAGACGGCTTCGGCGGTGACAACGGACTGCTCGCCTACATATTTCTGTTTGCATTAATCTTTGGAGTAAACGGTGGCGGCTTCGGATGGGGCAACAGCAACGCCTTCCAGAACGCAATCGGCTACGAGAACCTAGCCACGAGCGCAGAGGTCCAGCGTGGCTTCGACAACCAGAACAGCATGGCTAACGAGCGCGAGATTCTTGCCGCAGTCAACGGCAACTCGCTTCAGGGCATGCAGAACGCCAACCAGAACACCCAGTACCTCATGGGTGCCTTCAACGACAAGTACAACGAGCTTCAGCGCGACATCGCAGGTCTTGCGGTGGGCCAGCAGCAGCTTCTCGCCAACCAGAATGAGTGCTGTTGTAACACTCGTCTCTTGGTCACCGAGACCGCAGCACAGCAGCGCTACGACTCCGCCATGCAGACGAACATGCTCCAACAGGCCATTCAGGCCGAGGGCGCTGCGACCCGCGCCATGATTCAGCAGGACAAGATTGAGTCCTTGCAGAATCAGGTCAACCAGCTTCAGCTTCAGAACGCCGTCGCTGGCGTTGTCCGCTACCCGATGGCAACCACCTACAACTCAGGTGCCAACCCATTCTGCAACTGCGGCGGCGGCGTCTACAACATCTAGGCAATCAGGTCACACACGACAAGGGCAGGGGGCCGTGCTGGCCCCCTCTTTTTTATTAGGAGAAGACAATGAGCTGTCCTTCCGAAATCTGCACCTTCAACAGCAACTACTCAGCAGCCGAGAACGCGGTCATCCCGTTCGGCACCATCGCACGCCGATACGGACGCAACTGCCAGCTTGACGGAAACGGAATCAACCTCATCGGCGCTGGCTACTACGACTTCACTTCCTCGATTTCCTTCACGCCCACGGCAACTGGCCCGGTCACCTTCCAGCTCATGCAGGACGGCACCGCAGTACCCGGCGCTCTTGTGTCGTTCAGCGGGACCGCTGCAACGACCACGCCCGCAAGCATCAGGTTCACTCTGCGCAACTGCGGCTGCAACTGCAACTCAGTGCTCACCGTGACCACCTCTGCCGCTGGCATCGTGGACAACATGGCAACCGTCGTAGAGAAGAAGTAGCCAGTGGCGGCGATAGACGTTCTCGGCAACGTGTCCGACAGGCTGGTTGGCGGCATGATGTTCCACAGCGACCATGCCGACCTTTGCAGGTTCATCGGCGTCGAATGGCTCGTCTCGCAGCACGAGGACGGGTACCAGCATGACTCAAAGTGCCTGCGAAAGGTCCATATGTCCGCCATTGCCAATCTGGGCGTGATGGTCACCGATGGCCGTCAGGAACGCTCCCACGCGCTTGACGCATACCGCAAGGAGTCCTCTTGGACCATCGCGCAGGATGTCGCGTGCAAGGCGCTCAAGGACTCGATGGTTGACTGGATTGAGTGGGAGCGCGGCACCGCGACCATGATGGCGTCCGCC